AAACCTTCCTCGATCATTAATGATGCTGTGATCTCGTCAATTATGTCGCTCATTTTTTACCCATAAATTTTGTCGCGCCGCGAAATCCGAAGCTCGCAGCTACGATGACGCCCAACGTATATTGGTACCACTCAGGCATAGTCGCCAATATTTCAAACCCGCGAACTGCATAGACTTCAAGGCCAGGGATAAAGCACATACAAAGAGGTATGCAAAAAATGATGCACAAGAGCTCGTCTTTAAAGCTGCCCGTCGATGCTCGTGCTTGTTCTATGTCCCAGTTTATTTCCCCTTCAGCTTTAGCAATAGCGACTTTAGTTTTGCCTTTGGCCTCTGCTTTTTTACGATCAAGATAACTGCCGCCCAGAGAAGTCACAGCAGAAATTAATGGTCCTATAAATGGAATCATTTGGACACCTTTTTAATCAGTGCTTCTTCAAGCTTTGGCAACAAACGTATGCCACAGTAGCCGATCAGGAATGCGCAACCGACAGCAACCTCTGGGCTAAATTTCCAATAGGACATCGCCGCCGGGATTAAAAACTCTGCCGCAATCCATCCGACAACAATACTAAGGCCAATGTCCTTGACGGCAGACCAGCCCCAGTTGCGCTTGGTCAAGACGTTAGCTGCACCCCCACAGGTACTCGCAAAAATGCAGCAGAACTTCCCGCCAAAAGTTGCTAACGCCCATTCCATCAGAGAATTTTCTCTTTCAGCAGCACAGCACCCACGGCGCAGACACCAGCAACGGCCATGCACCAGCCAGCCTGTGTCAACATCGACAGAATGACAAACCCAAGGGCTACACCGGCCCAGGTGCTAGGTTCTTTAATACGAGCAACTATCCAAGTTTCCATTTTCTTCTCCTATAAAAAGGTTTTTAAAAACGTCGTTACCATTGCGACCAACAGGGTGCTTATTATTATCCAGGCCAGTTTTTCCCAACGCTTTGAATGGTTCTCCACCTGCTGGGCAAGACTCTTCAATTCGTAGGTTGCTTCTGCCCATCGCTGACCGCATTCTTTCTCATGCTTTGCAATTAAATGAAGGGCTTCTGTAGCTAGTTGGGTGGGAGATTTTCGCTCAGCCATTTGATTTCAATCCCTGATTTTTTTTTTGACTATCATAAAGTTTTTGCCCTGGCCGCCCTCGCACCACAGAGGTGCGTCTGGTGGAACAAGGACAACAGTAAAAGTCCCAGTTTCTTCGTTAGCAAAAATCTGCAACAGAAACCCCGTCGCCGTGATGCCTTGGGCAGTTAGCTCTTCCCCATGTTTTTCAAGCAAGTCAGATCGAGGGTTTTTTTCAGCGCAAGCCATACCCTGAGCGTTAACAGACGGGCATAAAAAAACCGCCCAAAAGGCGGCTAGCAGGAAAACTTTAAAACGTCGCATTTTACTGATTAACATATTCCTTCCCTGCGTCGATAGCAGAGGTATAGGAAGATTTATCCCGGCTATCGTCAGCAGCCCAATCTTTAACTAACTGAATCTCAAGATGATCCGTGTTGCGCGTTACCATAAGTTTGACTTTAGCTGCATCGCCATACATTTGTAATGCTTCAGTATCATCAGCAACAGTTGCATTAATAAGTGTTACGCTATCATCCATTGCAGAAAAGTGTGCATTAATTTCTTCTGCAGTTATTTCTTCACTCATTTTACTTTCCTTTTAAAGTTTTAATTTCATCTTTTAGTTCGTCAACTTGTGTTGATAGTTCTTGTATTGCTTTAATTAGAGGCATTACAAACATTTCTCTACTCATTACTTGACTACCGTCTTTGCGTTCTTTCCACCCTGCAAAAGTATCACATTCAGCATTGTCTAATGCTTGTTTAATATCCTGTGCAATCATACCGTGCATCACAACATCAGTATTTATATCGCTATCTTCAGAGTACTCATTCCATTCTTTTGGATACTCGTTAGACGGACGCCATTGATATGTAACGGTTTTTAAATCGTTGATAAAATCAAGCCCAAGTTTGTCTTCTTGGATATTGCGTTTTTTACGTCGATCTGATGTTCGTGTCCAAGCAGCATCAGTATCAAATTCGTTAGTAACAACACTATTCGTTGTACCAAAAGAAAATTGGTAATCTTCAGTACCTGCTATCGCAGTACCGATAACAATTTGAAAATCACCATCAGCAGCACTTGGATCAGCAGCGTTGCCGACACAAATATTATAAGTACCAGTGGTAATATTATCGCCAGCGTTAAGTCCGACACAGGTATTGTTGAACCCTGAAGTTACTGCACTACCTGCAACTGTTCCTAAAAGAGTATTGCCAGCACCAGTGTTTATAGCATCACCAGCAACAAATCCCATCACAACATTGTTACTACCTGTCGTGATATACGCTCCAGCAGCATGACCAATAAGTGTATTTTGCGCTGCTCCATTTTGAGTCATACCAGCTTGATGACCAACTGCTACGTTATAATTACCTGTGACCGTTGTACCTAAAGCAGAATCACCTATTGCAACTAAACTTGTTCCCGTAGTATTTGCATCCAGAGCATTATGGCCAACTGCAACATTATTAGAAGCTGATGTCTGAGCAGTACCAGAATTATAACCAATAAAAGTATTTGAACCTCCTGTTGTGATAGCATCACCAGAAGCATAACCGACACAAACATTATTATCGCCTGTCGTGATAGCCGTACCAGCTTCATCACCAACTGCTACGTTGTAGTTACCACCAGACTCTATTGAGTTACCTGCATTAACACCTGCACGAAAGTTTGAGGTGCCAGCAGAAGCCGTAATAATATCAGCTCCATCGGCAAATGTAACATCCGCTGCAAAGTTAGCAGCACCGTCAACATCTATTGCATCTAAATTTGATGTGCCATCTACATCGAGATCACCATTAAAATCTACATTTCCAGCTACAGCTAAAGTAGTAGCCATATCGACTGCTCCGTCAATATCCACAACGTCTAGGTTGGTCGTTCCATCAATGTCAGCATTGCCAGAAATATCAAGTGTTGCAGCATCAAGCTCTCCGGCAACCGTTACCACTCCGTCTGCCAAAGTAATCAGGTCTGTATCATCCGTGTGACCTATGGTTGTTCCATTAATGAGAACATCATCAATATCTAGTGAGCCACCAGATATAAGTCCTGTCGTTGTGATTGTCGAAGAACCTGTATCAATATTACCAAAACCACTTGTTATTGACCCACTATTTAGCGCACCCGTAGTAACGATATTGCCGCCGCCAACATTATGAGATGCAAAATAAGTTGATACGGTATCAACATTTGTCATCCGCATGGTTCCATCGTCGTTTATCAAAATGCCGTCGCCACTCGCCACAGCGGTTGTACCCCGTGAAGTGCCACCATCAATCAAATTAATTTCTGCTGCCGTTGCTGTCACACCATCCAGAATGTTTAGCTCAGCCCCGGTAGATGTTATGGCAGTCCCTGCATAATTCAGATTGCCAGCGGCAATGTTAATCTCGCCACTGCCTTTAGGGGTAAGGTCAATATCAATGTTTGTATCGCCACCTGTAGCCGACAGGGTAATTGCATTCCCAGTCGCCGCATTGGTGACGGACAGTTCATTGACCGCAGATGAAGTCGTTTCCAGCTTGATGAGCTCGTTGCCATTGGCGTCAGCAATAAAACCACCGTCAGCAAATTTGGGTGCCGTTAACGTCTTGTTTGTCAGGGTCTGTGTACCCGTCAGCGTAGTCACAGTGCTATCTATGTTAAGCGTGACCGTTGTACCACTTGCGGCAGAGCTCAGCCCGGTGCCACCCGCTACGGTGAGCGTTTCACTGTTCAAATCAATGTCGATGGTGCCGCTATCGGATGTAACATCCAGATCTTCAGCCGTAATCTGCGCTGCTACGTAAGCAACGACAGATTGCTGGCTTGGCACTGCGCTGGCTGAGTTTGACGACATATCGTCCTGGTCAAGAAAGTCTATCAGATCCGCCGTCCCTGAGCCCGTGTAGCGAATTATCTTGTTCGCAGCAGAGGTCAGCCCGGCAATTGCCGCGACCTCAACGTCAGTGCTGGCATTATCATAGTACGCGAAACTTGCACCATTTGAACTGAAACCCAGAAGCTTTGACGCACGGGTTGCAGCATCGTCCACCACCTCAGAGCTAGTCAGGTCAGTAACCGTCTTCGAAACCTTGAATGACCGATCCAGTTCTTCCTGCTGCTCTTGCATCTGATGGGTAAGCTTGTCTAAGGCATCTTCATGGGAGCTGGCAGGGAA